TGAGGAAATCGCGGAAACCCCCTGCCTGTGCCACCACTGCGCCAGCCAAATGGACGTGGGCGACTTCACCGGCGAAGTGGCCGAGGTGTTCGAGGTATAGATCTTCATGAGGCGCTCCCACTTTCAACAGCGTGCACTGGTGCGCACTATGTAACCCGCGATCCCTAACCCTGCCGAAGCCTCAACCGTTGTTCCACCAGCGGTGCATGAACCGGCAGGGCATGGGCAAAGCCTGGGAGCTTAAACACAAACGGGCTAATCGCGGGAACCGAACCAGAAAGCTGGCCTTTTTTGATGAGGGCAAATAGATGAAACCGAGGATTAGACGCAGCACGTGTAGCAATGGGTGGGTGTGCATTGGGGACGGCATTTTTGCACATGGCCCTACTTCACACTCAGCTTATTGGAGGTGGAATATCGCCCTCAACGAACATAAATTTGCAACGGATATAGCTTTACGCCACGCTAGGGATACCCCCCACCCCCCGGCCGTCCCGGCCAGTTTAACATGAAAACCATGAACTGTGTAAATAAATTTTTAGCTTTCATGAAGCGCGCATTCACAGTCCGGCGGCGCAACACCGTTGCTCCAGGTACCGGGATCACAGAAAGTCTTGGTGGTGGGGCTGCCGTCAAGGAGAGCCGGGCTACCGTTGGACGTGTGGTTGATCGTGTCGTACCCAACACAAGCAGAGTTGCTATTCCGAACGTAAAAAACTCGGGCGGGCATCGCAGTGATTTGGTGAGCAGTAGCGTCTCCCGCAGGTTTGTCGAATACGAGGATGCGCAGTGGACTGATGCGTTGATCTTGCATCGTGCGTGTGTCCCACTCCAGAGTAGCGCTTGTGCCGTCGCCGGAGGGCGTGAAAGTGGCGAAGATAGGCGCGTAGTTGAATTGCGGGACGAGTTCAGCATTCCGAATACCTTTTCCTTCAATACGGAAAGTGACGACGCTCGAAAGGATGTCTCTTGCGGGACTTTCAACCAGGGTGGCGCAGAAGTCGGAAGCACAGTAGTCAGTAGCTCCTGCGGAGCCGATTACGGAGGCGGTAGCTATAGCAGCAGCAATGATTTTGGGGGACATGATAGTTACTCCACAACGAACGATTTCTGATTTCATGTTTGCACGCGCCGCCATATTCGCTTTGTGCGAGCGCAAAAGGGGGTGCGATGGGCGGAAGAAAAGCTAAATACACGACCCGCATTGCCAAGCGTATATGCGAGCACATCGCATTGGGTGCTACGCTGCATCAGGCGCTTGCCAAGGAGCCCTTAGGGCCTTCTGTGCCTATGTTTTGGCGTTGGCTGGATGAGTACCCGGAATTTCGGGAGATGTATGAGCGGGCGCGTGTGCTGCAGGCGGACTTGATGTGCGACACCATTATGGTGATGGCTGAGAACGTGCTGAAGCAGCCGCGTTTTGCGGCGGCGTACAAGGTGGCGGCGGACATCCTGAAGTGGCAAGCCGAGATCAGGAACCCGGCGCGCTACGGCTCGAAGGTGACGGTAGAGCATAAGGCGACTCTAGACCCGGCGAAGATGAAGAAAGAGATCATGCAGCTTGAGAAAGAGCTTGGATTGCTGGGCATGGAGGAGCGAACGATTGATGCGGAGATAGTGGAGGCCAAGGGTGAGTAAGAAGGACGAAGGTATTGACCACGCCCGGCTGGCAAAGCTTAAGCGCTTAAAGGAGTTGAAGCGCCACTACAGCATGTTTTTCTATAAGCCCTACCCTAAGCAGATGGAGTTCCATAGGGCGGGCGCATCCTTCCGTGAGCGCTTGTTTATGGCGGGCAACCGCTTGGGCAAGACCTACTCAGGAGGCTACGAGGTGGCTTACCACGTCACCGGCTTATACCCGGAATGGTGGGATGGCTACGTGTCGCACAAAGCGACACGTGGTTGGGTTGGCTCCGTGACCTCCGAACTTACGCGGGACGGCGCGCAGCGTATTTTGCTTGGCCCGGTTGGCCAGTGGGGCACGGGCTGCATTCCCAAGGAATGCATTGTCGATATCAAGCGGGCGCGTGGCGTCCCTGACGCCGTTGAGACAGTGCTGGTGCGGCACATGGCCTCCGGGGATATTTCGCAGATTACCTTCAAAGCGTATTCGGACGGGCGGGAGTCATGGCAGGCGGAGGAGTTGGACTTCATTTGGATGGATGAGGAACCGCCGGAGGATATCTACATTGAAGGTATCACCAGAACGAATAACACCATGGGGCCGGTGTTTCTGACATTCACGCCGCTTATGGGTATGTCGGGCGTGGTCATGCGTTTCATAGGCGAGCAGCACCGTGACAGGCATGTCACGAACATGACCATTGACGATGTGGGCCACTATACGCCGGAGCAGAAGCGCATCATTATTGACGCATATCCCGAGCACGAGCGAGAGGCGCGTACCAAGGGCGTGCCGATGCTGGGGGAGGGGCGTATTTTCCCTGTGGCTGAGGAAGTTATTGTGGAATCTCCGCTTGCGGTGATTCCGAAGCATTGGAAGCAAATAGTGGGGCTTGATATTGGTTGGGATCACCCTACGGCGGCGGCGCGCTTGGTTATTGATCCAGATACCGATGTTGTGCATTTGGTGAATGAGTACCGGCAGCGCAAGGAGATTCCTATTGTGCATGCCTCTGCCATTAAGCCCTGGGGGCCGTGGATACCCGTAGCGTGGCCGCGCGACGCCCTGCAGCATGATAAGGGCGGCTCTTGCGAGCAGATTGCTAAGCAGTACCAGGACGCGGGCTTGCGCATGCTTTCCGAACCCGCAGGGTTCGGGGACAAGCGTGGTTATGGTGTGGAGGCAGGTATTGCGGAGATGCTTCAGCGGATGCGCACAGGGCGTTGGAAGGTGGATGTTAATTGCCGGTTGTGGCTGGAAGAGTTTCGCATGTATCACCGGAAGAAGGGAGCCGATGGCTCCCTGCAGGTGGTGAAGGAACGGGAAGACCTTATCTGCGCCAGCAGATATGCGACGATGATGTTGCGGTATGCATTACCGCAGGAATGGGCACCTATCCCGCCGGATAGGTATTCGAGGATGTCGAGAGGTGGGGCCTCTTGGATGAGTGCTTAAAGGAGCAGCATGGATCACAAAGTTAAAGCGAATTGGCGCAGGCTGGTTGACGGACAAGGCCGGAAAGTGCGGGCGTTGAACATCCACGTGCCGCAGGATCACCCCCAAGTGAAGCGGTACCCGTTGACGCACCAGTATATGAAGGCGTTTTACCTGTCCACTTCTGCAGGAAGTATTAACAACTCGCGCAATTGGCGGCTAGATCAGTTCTTAGTGGTGGATACCGGCTCGAAAATTTCGGCGGTTGATAGACAAGTGGCGAATTTTTGGAAGTTAAACACATCAGCTAGTGCAGGAGCAGCTTAATGAATCTTGAGGAATACCAGCAAATTCAGCCCCATGTAAAGGCCCATGGCTTGACTTGGCTTGTTCCGAACACGCATTGCGCGTGGCGCGTGGACTCGTTGATGGAAAAAGAGCCTGATACGGTGGCTTGGATCGAGAAAATGGGTGAAGGCGACGTGCTTTTCGATGTTGGCGCTAATATTGGTCAATATGCGATGTTGGCTGCAAAAAGAGGTGTTTTTGTGCATGCATTCGAGCCAGAAAGTCAAAATTTTGCGCTCTTGTGCCGCAATGTAGCCGTCAACGAATTGAACAAAAACCTGCGTGTTTGGCCTATTGCTCTGGCGGATCAGCCGGGATTGCACACGTTTTACGTGCAGTCGCTTATTCCCGGCAATTCCTGTAATACCTTGGGCCAGAAGACCGATTACAACCTCAAACCCAAAGACAATTGGGGCTTCGAGCAAGGCTGCGGGGCCATGACGTTGGACTTTTTTGCGGATACTTTCGGCCCGCCGACGCATATTAAGCTGGACGTGGATGGCTTGGAGCATAAGGTGCTCCTGGGCGCGATTCGCCACATGAAGAACGTGAAAAGTGTGCTGGTGGAGACCAATTACAACCTTCCAGAACACCAGATTTTTGATCTTTATATGCAGGAGCACGGGTTGTTTCCGGATGAGGAAACAGCAGAGAAGGCAAAGCGCACGGAAGGGGCGTTTAAGGACATCGGCAACCGCATTTATTACAGAAAATGACAAAGCGAAATCCTTGTGTTTGGGCCTCTCAGAACCCTCGCATTGCTCTCTTCACTAACTTTTTGTCGGATGAGGAGTGCAATTACCTGATTGAGTTATCGGAGCCGCGCATGATTCGCTCTACCGTTGTCGTAGACAATGATGAGCCTGACGCGGTGCATGATGGCCGTACTTCAAGCGGCTGTTGTATTGAGAGAGGAGAAACGGCACGCATCACCACCATTGAGCGGCGGTTGGCGCAGCTAACCGGCACGCCTCTAGAGAATGGTGAAGGGCTGCAGGTACTTCGGTACGAAGAAGGACAGCACTACTTGCCTCACCATGATTACTTCGATCCGGGTGTTGGTGGTTATATGAAGTACTTGGAGCGCGGCGGGCAGCGCACGCACACGTGCATCATGTATTTGTCGGACGAGTTCGAGCAAGGGGAGACTGAATTTCCGCTTCTTAGGTGCGTTGTGCCTCCCCGGAAGGGTTCAGTGCTGGTGTTCTGTAACATAACGCCCGAGGGACGATTGGATGAGCAGACTTTGCATGGTGGTAGGCCGCCGGTAGGTGGTGTGAAGTGGATTGCAACGAAGTGGATTAGACAGAGGGTTTTCTAATGAGCGATGTGAATGTTGAAGGGCATGTGCTGTATTCGTTGCGCAATGCGCGGGTTAATCCTTGGCCTTTTCCGCATTTCTATGCGGAGAATGTCTTTCCGGACGAGACTTACTGGAAGATATACGACTACGTAAGCAAGAAGGGAGCGGAGGAGTACACGCAAGGTAAGAACAACTACAACGGGCGTCTTTTTGCCAAAGATACCGATGAAGACATTACGTTCTTGGGCCTGGATTTCTTGAAATCCGAGGACTTTTTGCGGCATGTGGTGAAGATTTTCCGTGACGAGTTTTCTATGCGGTTTACGGATTATACCCGCGTCAAATTAAGCAATGATCTGCGCTTGATTCGCGACGGCAGGGATTACTCGATTGGCCCGCACACCGACGCGCCGCATAAGGTGGTGAGCATGTTGTTTTACCTGCCTTTAGATGGTTGGAACCACGACTGCGGCACAAGTATTTACCTGCCGAAGGATCGTAGCTTTCGCTGCGCGGGCGGCCCGCATCGTAAGTTCGAGGACTTCGACAAGATCTTCACAGCACCCTTCCTGCCGAATACTTGCTTAGGCTTTTTCAAGACGGATTACAGCTTTCACGGGGTGGAGAAAATAGAAAAGGATTTTCAGCGGGACGTGCTTCTGTACAATGTTTATCATGGAAACATAAACTCTCTGTCATCTGAATAAATAGCGCCGGGAGGGCGAATAATGGCTAATAACGAGGACTTTATCGACCAAGCAAACCGACGCTTTCGCGCCGCGAATGACTTCTTAGCGTCCTGGCGCGCCGAAGCGCGGGACGATTTTGCGTTCGTGGCGGGGCAGCAGTGGACGCCGGAAGATGAAGCCATTCTGAATGAACAGCGTCGCCCTCCCATTACCTTCAACTACAGCGAGAAGATGATCGACGCGGTGATTGGTGCGGAGGTCAGTAACAGGCAAGAAACCTCGTTTCTGCCGAGGGGCATTGAAGATGCGGGATTGGCGGACTTATGGAATGCGGCGGCGAAGTACGTACGGGAGGAGTGTAATGCGGATGATGAAGAAAGCGATGCGTTTCGTGACGCGCTCATTTGCGGCATTGGCTGGACCTGGACGCGTTTGGATTATGATCGCGATCTTGACGGCCTTGTGGATATATCTCGTATTGACCCCCTCGAAATGAGCTACGACCCGGCTGCAACTAAGCCGGGGCTTACTGACCGTCGATGGAATGACCGAGAATGGTGGGTGGACGACGAAGAGGTAAGGCGTCGGTGGCCGGATGCTATTCCATCGCAGGCAAGTGACGATCCTGGGCGCGGCGTGGTGCGGCGCGGCATGCGCTATGCGGATGACGACACTTCCGAGTTCGAGCGGCACGAAGGGCAATCCAAGATTCGCTTGCATGAGTATTGGCAGATGGAGGATGTCTATCGTGTGGCGGTGGGCGGGCAACTTCATGAGGTTGACAAGAAGACGCTTGCACAGATTAAGGAGCAGATGCCTGATGTGCAGTCCGCCAAGCAGAAGAAGCGTGTGTATTACCGCGCATGGTTCATGGGCGAGACACTGCTTCAGGGACCTGAAAGGTCCCCTACGCAGAAGGGTTTCACCTTCAACCCTATCACTTGCAAGCGCGACCGCAACAAGGGGACGTGGTACGGATTAACCCGTGTGATGAAAGACCCGCAGCGTTGGGCCAACAAGTGGTTATCGCAGATTCTGCATATCATCAACACCAACGCCAAGGGCGGCATCTTGGTGGAGTTGGGCGCTGTGGTTGATCCCGAGCGCTTTAAAGAAGAGTGGGCACAGCCGGATAGCGTCTCGCTGCTGAATGAGGGCGCGCTGTCCCAGAAGAAGGTCATGCCCAAGCCTCCAGCCCCGTACCCGACTGGCTTGGACAAGCTAATGACCTTCGCGCTTGACTCCCTGCCAATGGTCACCGGCATCAACCTGGAGGCGCTTGGCCTTGCCAATAGGGATCAGGCCGGGGTTGTGGAAAGCCAGCGCAAACAGGCGGCATACGGCCTTCTTAGCCCAATGTTTAACGCGCTGCGCAACTATCGCAAGACGCAAGGGCGCGTGCTTTTGGACTTTATCCAAAACTATATTGCCGATGGGCGCTTGATTCGCATTGGTGGGCCGGAGTCGCAGCAGTTCTTGCCGTTGACCAAGCAGGATGGCGCGGCCAATTACGATGTCATTGTTGACCAGTCCCCGAATGCACCAGACACCAAGGACAAGACGTGGCAGGCCCTTGGAGACTTGATTCCGGCCATGTTGAAGGCGCAAGTTCCTGTGCCGCCTGACGTGCTGGATTACGCACCTATCCCGACTGCGTTAGCGGTTAAGTGGAAGCAATTCATTGGGCAGCAGATGCAGATGCAGCAGGAGATGCAAGACCAGATGAATCAACTCCAAGAAGAAAACAACCAGCTCAAGAGCGACCAACAGGTCAAGATGCAAGAGATGGACTTGGAGCGTCAGAAGATGCAACAAGAGCTGCAAATGGAGTGGCAGCAAACGCAAGCCAAGATGAAGATGGAAGCGGATGCGCACTCGCAGAAGATGCAGCTGGAGCGCGCCAAAGCGCAGTCCCAATTCGAGTTGGAGTCCTTCAAACAGGATCGCCAATTCGAGCTGGAAGGGCGGCGTATGCAGCATGAAAACAATATGAAGCAGCAGCAAGTGGACAATGACTTCAAGGTGAAGGCGTTTACAGCTGGCGTCAAAGCGGACGACGCTGGCAAGTTCCAAATTGACGTCAACACCGGCGAAATAGGCGACCTTGTGAACCAGTTCGCACAAGCCTCCCAGCAAATGGCGCAGCAGGCGCAAGCCTCGCAACAAGCCACCTTGCAGGCTATTGCGCAGCTTACACAGGCGCTTACCAAGCCGCGCATGCTGCAATATGACCAGTCCGGCAGGCCAGTGGGGAGCACGGTGCAATGAGCATCATGCAATCCACAAATGAGGTTCAGAGCAACCTCAAGCAAGCTATCCAGACGCTTCTGGAGTCTCAATACAACCTAATGCAAATTTCGCAACAAGGGAACACTGCGTTTGCGGCGGCGCTTTCGCAACTGGCGCAGGCCATCACTGCGCCGCGCACCCTGATCAATGATGCCAACGGGAACCCTGTTGGCGTGTCTTATCAATCCACCCAAGGAAGTCAGAATGTCTGATGGTTTAACGCCTGATGAAATCAAGTTCTTCGAGAC